CATGGATCACAGAAAGCCGGTATCTGCCGGCCTGTAGGTCTTCCTCTGTGATTCTGTCATCCCTGATGATGCCGACAAGCTCGCGGTTCGAGGGCGATAGGCCGTCCTCGCCCTCCTCTGCGCTCGAGAGGAACCCGCCGACGGGTGTGTATGTCTTCTCGCCATCGCCATCGTCGTAGTCGATCGACGTGGTGTTGTCGGTAAAACACAGCTCCTGGCCGTCGGTGCGGACTATTCTCCAGAGCTTCGCAAACCGCATTGCGCCGTTGATAGTTGTGGCGTACAGCGCTGGCGCGAGCTGGTTTGTGTTCTTCATTTGCCGTGCCCCTCATTGCTCCAGTGGCCCTCGGGACACTTCTGCCTTGGGTCCTTCCACTTCGACTCGAGCCACTTGCCGTTGCAGCTGCACGTTTTGCAAACCGGCTTCCCGCCGCGGATCTCTGTGTATTTACCACTCGGGCACGACCTGCATATCTTCACGTTGCGATCGATGATTTCCTGGGGCACAACACGAAGCTTGAGTGTGGTTGAAACTCTCGACTCGACCGCCGTCACAATGTCTTTGGCTGCCTGCCGGCCAGGCCGGATGGCGACAGCCGCCTTGCGATACTGGCTCGGCTTGAGCCCGCTGACATCCTCGCCAGATTTGAGCCAGCCCTTCTGAATCGCGTATTCTCGGATTTGGTCTTCTTGTGTCATGCGCAGTACACCGGTCCTGAACACCACTGAGTGAGTCCGCTGCAAATATTGGGCTCGTCTTCTGGATCATAGTGGAACGTCACCGAGCCGTCACGACTGTCGTAACACCTCGACGGCAGGCAGAAGTCCACGCAAGCCCAGGGTTCTGGGCACGAGCCACAGAAACTCGACAATTCATCGGCCCCACACCACCCGCTCTGTGCACAGGACCTGTTATAGAACGGCCCGCCGCAAGACGTCGGGTTTGTGATGCTGCCCCCGTCGTCGCCGTTCTGTAGGTCACCCGGCCCGGACCACGACGAACTCGAACGCCCCCAGAGTGTCTGGTACCAGCTTGTGCAGTTGCAGCACTCGGGTGTGCAGCAGCCGCCACAACAGCCAGTGGAGCTCTCGTTACACTTGCCGTACGAATCGAGAAGCTTGGGCTCGGTGGTGATGCCGATGTTGTCGCTGCCGATCGATCCGGTGTGGTTGAGGAACGATCGTTTCTGGTCTTGGATCACCCAATCAGAGAACTCAGCCACTGCGCCGGTGCCCTTTGTGAACAATGTCGGTCCGCCCGTCGACGTTATTTCGCAATCGCTCACGCTGATGCTGCCGACGTCCTGGCCGCTCACCTCGTACTCAAACAGAATCGAGTGCCCCCACACACGGAGCACCACATCCACCTCGTCGTTGTCGAGCACGATTTCTTGGCTGGCCAGGATCGTTTCGACGCCGTTGTCGTACTTGGCCACAACAGCGTTACCCACGCCTTCGCCCGTCGGCTCAATGTAGGCGCCATACCCAAACGCGTCATTGCCGGCATCGTCTTCCATGCGCATGCCGATTCCGTGCGTGATATTGGTTGCATTCATGAACAAGGCGCTGCACGTAGCGTCTTCCCAAGAACCCGAGCCCGTCCTGGTCGGGTCGTATTGCAGGATGCTGGTCAGGGTTTCTGTGCCGGCTGGCGTTGTGGTGATCGTCGCGCCGAGAGTCCATGCCCCAACCAGCTGAGACATGTCGCCGACGTCGCCAGAGTCGTAGGTGTAGCTGTACAGATTAAACTCGGGGTCCTGCTGGAAATACTTCCACTGCACCTGCCGAAGATCGACAGGATTCGTGTCCGGCGCGAACGAGTAGTCGTATAACCACATCGCCGCGGTGGTCACATAGGTCGTCTCGATGAAGCACCTGTAATCGACGACGTTGCACAAGCTTCCTACGCGGGCGCCGAACACCGTCTCGTCACGCACGCACTTGTCTGTCCACGTAGCCGATGCGTCGGTGAGCGTGATGCAGCACTGTGTGGGAAGGTGGCTCCTGTTGGTCTTGAAGCAATAGTGAGTGCCGCCCACGCCGTTGAACAGCTGGGCCGGGTGGCCATCGCAGGTCTCGAACTCGTACTCGTCCCACGAGCCATCCCAATCGACACACATCGACAGCGTTGCCGAGCTCTCATCGACTTCCGAGAGTTCTCCGACCTCCTGGTCCCAGCCCGGCGTGAGCGGTTTCAGGAATGTCCGACCGGTGCCGAGCCCGTTCTCCCAACACAACCGCTCGGTAGGCCTTGAGGTGGGCAGTCCGCCACCGAGAGTCATGCCGCCCCACGGCTCTCCAGAACCCGAGTTGTCTGGTGTGAAGACGACGTTGTTACGAATCCCTGACCCACCAGAGCAGCCGTTGCAAAGCGTGACATAATCTCGTTCCGGGTCAGTGATCCATGGCGTGCAATTCGGTCTGACGTAGGCGGCCTCAAGATTGAGTCCCCTCTCACCGTCAGGAAGTCGCTCTCGCTCCTCAATCGGAACAAACTCGCCGCCGCACGGACTGTGGAATGTCGTTGCAAGAACTGCGGCCGCCATGAGTTGGGGGTGCGCAAATATGTCATCGTTGTTGCCGCCGGATACCCCGGGGGCGTTGCCCCACACCAACGGATCGTGCCTCGAGAAAGCCACGGCGCTTGATCCGCCGGCGGGCGTATATGTGTCATCGTCCTCGAATTCTGGCGATATCTGGTCGCTAAAGACATAGAGCGCAAATAATGTGCCGTTCAGGCCACGGTCCACCGCGGTCTTTCCACCAGCCTCCGGCAGCCCCCCTTGTTGCGTGGTCGCGAGTGTGTGCGGGTTGAGCACAAGCTCTGATGTGTCGATCTCCACCTCGATCAGCCGGTTCACCATCGGCCCGCCCCAGGTGAGTGTCATGACAACACCTGGATCACTGAGCCTGGGATTAGAGCCTCCTGAGTGGGTGACAGTCACACCACCAGTCAACACGTTGTCCATCGCATTGAGTGCGGCCTGTAGCTGGCCCGCGTCGCAGTTGTAAGGGATCGGGTCCGACTCTTCGCCGTCGATGATAATCAGGAACGTGCCAACGAATGCGGGAGACGATGCATGTGAACTGATGGTGTTGATCTGGCTCTGGGCCGGCTGTGAGTGTCCGGTCAGCTGGGGCTCGTCAGAAGCCGTGTGCTCTGCCTGGAGAACAACATCCACGGTCTGCTCGGCTCCGCCGTTGTCGTATGTAAGCTGCGCCTTCCAGAAGTGCTTGACACAGGAGGTGGCGTTGAACACCCACTGGTCGGACGTACGCGAGTACCGCGCGTGGTAGGGGTTGCGCGAGGTTGCCCCCGTCAACTTGTCGCCCTCGGCGTACTCAAGAAGGATCGGGTTGCCGCCGTTGTACAACGCCTCAAAGAACGAGTCGGGCAGCGCCTCGGTGAGCGGGTGGTTCTCGTCTACGACAAAATCATCCCTCTTGAACCTGATCGTCATCGCTGACGGCATGATGACATCGGCGGCCCGGATGGCCTCTCTGTTCTCGTTCCTTGCGAGCTCGCAGGGGTTCAGGAACATCGGCACAACAACAAGAGGGCGATCGTCCTCGCCATCGAGCGGGTCCGCGCCGGCAAATTCGCAGTCGGTGCCTACGAAACAAAAGAGCTCGTCTGGGTCGTAAGTTACCGCTACTTCATCGCCGACGATCGGGTCGTGATTGCTGCTGCCGAACACTCTGGCGTCGGGCGGGTCTGGCTCTTCGCCAAGGAGCACAAAGACCGGTTCTGATGGCGACCCCATTGCGTCGTGGATAGCCTCGATGCCGGCCTCGTAGACGGCCCTCATGTCGTCGCCCTCGGTCCCCTCCGCAATACGGATTGGGTCTTCGGACGTTCCGGTGCCACCCGGGGTTTCGCCTCGTATGAAGTAGTAGGTGGTTGACATATCAGACTCCCGCCACAGCTTCGAGCAGGGATACTACCTCGTTGTACAACGTCTCGACCGTTCCGCCGGCCTCGATCCAGTCCCTAATCGATATCACGCTCATGGCGCCGTGCCAGATATTGTCGGCGACTGCGTAGGGTACCAGCCACGCCGCGTTGGCGTAGCTGGGGGATCCTGGTGACGGGTGCATCAGGATGAGGTCGCCCAGATTCGCGTCCGTGGCGCTAGACGAGGCATCCGAGAAGAACGCGGGGTTGGTACGGTACCAGAGCGGGTCGACGACGACCCGCTCCCAACCGTTCGACGCGTTCCATTGCGTGTAGGCCGCGGGGTGGCGCGGTTCGAGCCAGACCTTGTGGCCCTTCTCCAGCAGAATGTTGCGCACCATCACATAGGCCTCGTACCGGGCCTCGCCCTCATCGATCGTTGAGCCGTATGGATCATCGAAACAGATCCGGACGTGCTCCCACTTGAGATATGGCTCGAGAGACGCGAGCAGCCGTTCGACAAACCCCTGCGGGTCGACATTGGTGATAAAGTCCGTCCACACGTCGTTCACGTCGAGCGAGCCGATGTAGCAGTAGACGATACAGTCCGGATCGGCGTCGATACAGGCTTGCATCGCGTCGTCCCACTCGTCATAGAGGTGCGACTTGTCTGAGTGCTGTTCCTGCATGAGCACATAGTCGTCGACGTTCAGGTTGCCGCCCGAGTCCGGGACGCGCCCGAAGGGCATCCAAATGAGTTGGTTTGGCACCCCGGACTCGATCGAGGGGACCAGCCGCGTGGTGGCGAAGTTGAGGTGGCCCTCCTGAGCGCCCCAGCTCAGGCCGCTCGGGTTCTCTGTGGTCTGGGTGCCGGCCATGTTCCACCACTCGGCGATCCAGTTGGCCTTGAACTCCGCCAGTGTCGGGATCGTGAACGAGTGTGATGCGGGGGCCTGCGCAACGCCCACGATCATGCGGAGGTTTTTGGCTACCGCGTTCTCGGTGAACTGGATGTCGATCTCTTTGTACCCCACCCCCTCGTAGTCCACGCTTTGATTGCCGTGGTGCTCATGGGGAGTAACGGTGGCCTCAATCGTTGAGGAGAGGCTGGCCGGGTACAAAGGCGTGTCCGAGAGGCTGATGCCACGTCCCCAGGTTGTGTCGCTAACCATGGTGATGCCCGTGACCGAGATACCCGAGTGGCCGGCTATGTCGAAGTCGTACGCTGTTGGGCTGCCCGAGGTCTGAGTCGGGAGCCGCATCTCGGCCACGCCGACCAGATCGTCGGGCTCGTCCCACCCGTAGTCGTTGGGATCGGTCATCACGGGGTTGCCGGTGCCATAGAGCGTCGCGGTGATGTCGACGATGTCGCCGGCACTCGCGTCGTAAGCCCCGAGGATCATGTCGGTGATGACGGTGTCGCCCACATAGATCACGTCGTCGTGTGCAACCTTTCGGTTGCGGCGCGTCGGTCCGTAGAACGCGCAGTTGGCGGACCCAGCACGCTGCTCGGCGACCAGGTCGACCGGATCGGTCAGCGAGCCCTGCACGTCGCCCGAGATCAGCGACTCGCACACCGCGTCGAACGTGTCGAGATCCCACTCCTCGTCGTGGAACTGGTAGTAGCGGCTGAAGTCCGAGTAGGGCTGGCGCTCGTTCGCGTTGCCACCCGTCTTCCACCCGAAGTCGAAGCCGGTGGGGGTCGAGAGCGTCAGCGTGTTGAGCGTCGATCCCGCCGTGTCCTCGTAGGTGTCCCAGCCCACGCCGGGGTAGTAGATCCCGGTGAACTGCTTGTGCGCCGTCGAGCCGCCGAGGTACTGGAGCGCGATGACGAGCCACTTGTCATCGAGATCCTTCCACTCGCTGAGCCCGAGGTCTGCCGGGTCCGCCTCGATGCTCACAGCGCCGAAGTTGCGGTACTGGAGGAAGGTGCGCAGCTTGATCCCGGAGCCGCCGTTGTACAGATCAATCTGGGCGAAGTACGACGTGGAGCCGTCGAGGCGGAACAGCTTGTGGCGGTGCCCGACCGGCATTGTGTCCCGATCGAGACCGCCCGAGCGCAGCCTGGTCAGCAGCATGAATGTCGCGGGGTCCGAGCCGTTGAACGGCATTGACGCGTAATCGAACCGAACCCCGGCCGCCGCTGACGTGTTCATATCTCTGATGTCAAGCATGACGATCTCCCGCCATCATCTCAATGGAAGCCGGTTTAGGTCAGAAGTCTCGCGATGGCCTTCCACGCTGGCGTCCCGTTGTTGTCGTAAAGCGAAATGATAACGCCGCGATCTTGATACAGGCCGATTATCTCGGTGGCGGACGCGTCCTGGATGACTGAGTTGCCCGGGTTCGTCCTCACAAACACAAACCGGCACCGGCCGTAATCTCTGGGGTTGAGTATGTGGTTCGTGAGGTCGGGCAGTGTGTGCACGGCGCCCGAGTCGGTGTCGTCCCGGTTGAACCGTGGTCCACCCATCGACAGCGTTGTGTTCGCGGTGAGGTTGCGCGAGCCGCCGTACCATTGTTCCTTGGTATACATCAGAACACGTACCACACAAGCCCACTGTCGCCGTCTGTGCTGAGATACACATCGACCCCGCGGCCGGCGGCGACAGTTGCTACCGTGGTGTCTTCGTGATCCACAATGTCCACCGGGTTGTCACCATCATTGATGATTGTCCAGAGGGGCCCGCCCGTGGGGAGGTTTGCCGAGTTTGGCAGATAGATGTTGAGCCCACTGCTCTGTGGCGACACGACATACAGCGAGGCCTCGAGCAGCGAGACCACAATGTGACCAGACATCACCTTGGTAGCGGACCCGAAGAAAGGCCGGTCGATATTGACCGGTGACGGATTCAAGAGCTCGACCATTCCGAGCGTGGTGACCGAGTTCTCGTCGACGTCGCCGCGTACCGTGGCGAGCCATTCGTCGGTCTCGATGCCGAATCGAACCGGCACGTCGAACTCTGTCCCATAGGTGACCGCATCACCCTCGCTGGGAGCACTACCAAGAATGATGTCGCCGTAAGTGGTGTCGACCGTGAACTGGGCGCCAGCCGTCAGTGGCGTACCGTCAACAGCCACAAGCGTCGTGCCGTCGACCGGTTTCCATATCCGGCGGCTGATGGTTGAAAGGCCACTGGTGTACTTCTTGACCATTGAGAACCGGGTTGTGGTGCCATCACCGACACCGATCTGCACATCGTTGTTGGCCGCAGCACTCACCCCATCGGCTGCCGTTGTGAAGTCGTTGTGGTCCTTGAATCGGAACCCACGGAGAGATCCCTGCCGGGCAATCGCGAAGGTTCTCAGGGCCGCGATGTCAGCATTGGATCGATCGATCAGGTTGACCTGATAGCGGTGCCTTGGAGATCCCCACCGGCCGACACGTTCTTCCTGGCCACTGTCGACCTCGGTGATCGTGGTCTTGGCGCCAGGCCCGCCCTGCGTCCCGTAGTCGACGATGCCCTTTGGGAATTGAATCTCGTCAAACACCGAGCCGCCCCCCTTATATTCCAATCGATTTCAGGTGTCGGATGGTCTGCGCTTTCGACCTGCGGAAACTGTCGGCATCCTGAGTGTACACCTTGAAAATGATTGTGTTTCCGCCGCGGCCACCGCCGGCGTTGATCACGCCGATATTGCCGCTTGCGTCGGCGCGTAGCGGAAGGACGGCCTCGGGCGTCTCCTCGCCGACCAGTCCGGTCCCGCCGCCGCCCGTGGGGAACGAGAACGGACGATCGATGATGCCGCCCTGCGCGTACGGACGGATGCCGTTGCCGCCGAGGACCATGCCGGTCGCGCCAAGCGTTGGCAGTGCGTTCTGGCCTGTCAGCCCAAAGCTGTTGTTCAAGATCGGGTTTACCACGCCGCGGAGGACTGTGAACTCGATAATGAGCCGCAGGATGATCTTCTGGATCGACCGGAACATCTCATCCATGGCCGCCCTGGCGCCGCTTGCGCCCTCTTCAAACGCGCCGACAATGCCGTCGGTGAGGCCGCCGCCAAACGACTCGCTGATAGCCTGCGCGACCTGGGCGAAGTTCTTCTCCAGATCGGTTGCGGTTTCTTCGCCCCTCTTCTTGAGCTCTTCCAGCTTCTCGATGGCAATATTGATCTGGTCACGCATCTCCTCGCCGGCGGCTGTCTCGCCTAGGGCTTGGAAGAGCTCAATGAACTGATCGGCCAGGTCCTCTGTGACCTGACGGCCGAGGTCGGCGTCGCCCGCATAATCCTCGACTGAGTCGCCGAGGTTGTCGATCGATCGCGTGTACGTGTCGATCAGGTTCGGGTCGAGCCGGTCAAGGCCGCTAAGCCCGATCTGGTTCGAAGCCGACTCGAGCTGGCCCAAAAACTGCGAGGGCTCGTTCTGGCCAAGGCGCCTGGCGTCCTGCCCAGAGAGGATGTCGATCACGCTCTGCGGCAGCGTCGCGCCGGAGAACCCGAGCACATCGGAAGTCTGGCGGATCTGCGCGACGGGCGGCAGTTGTCGCGTGAAACCCTCGGACGACTGGACGACTCCGAGGAGCTTGTTCTTCGCGCTCTCTGCAATGCCGTCCTGGGTCGCCCTCTGGGCGTCCTGGATCCGCTGGATCTCTCGGAGGATGGCCACAAGCGACGCTGTCTCGGGCACGAGCGACCGAACCGATTCGATCGGGCTCTGCCCCGACAGCGCCAGAGACGCCTGGGTCTGGGCACTACTGCTCAGCTCGGCAAACGCGGCCTGCGCCTTGACCCGCAATTCTGCAAGCTTCTGTTCGGACCGGTTCACCACAAACGCGAGCGAGCCCGTGTTGTCCGGGTTGTACAGATCATCGATCGCGCTACCCAGGCGATCGACGCTAGCCGAGAAGAAGGTGGACTTCTGAATGTCCGGCAGATCCCTCGCCGTCTGGTCGAACAGGAGTGACGTGTTGCCGAGTGACTTAACAATCTCTTGTGAGCCGCCGCGCAGCCTCTTGATGAACATGTCAAACGGCTCGGCAGACTGGATCCCGGCATCAACCAGCGAGTCGCCGAGGATAGAGAGCTTGTCCAAGATCTTGAGTCGCTTGAGATCTGATTCTATGCTCCGGTTGACCTCCTCGATCTTGTCCTCATACTCCTGTATCCCCCTGGTGTACGCCCCGATTCTCTTCTCGGCCAGATCTCGGATTGCTTCGTCAGAGAACAGATCCTCGAAACGCCTATTGCCAAGCGTAAAGCCGTCTTTGTCGAGCTTGTCGGCGAAGAACTTCTCCAGGTCTCTTCTGGCGTCGATCGTCCCCTCGCCCGCCTCGCCGTCCACGTTGCCGCCGAGCTCGGCGAACGCGCTGAGGCCCACGACTGTGCGCCGGTAATCCTCTAGTGTTTTGTTGAGTGCCCTTCGCTTCTCGGATTCCTCAGCGATCGACTTCTCGAGACCGGCCTGATCAAAAGGCTTCGAGTCGACGCCGGGAATCAGATCGATAACCGTCGAAACGGCCGACGCGATCGCCGGGGTGATATCGAGTATCACGAGAAGCAAGCTCGTCAGACCGTCGACGAGCGACGCCACGACAATCGACACCTGCTCGATGTCCAGGTTGTTGAAGTCATCACTGAGATCGACAGACACGCCCGTCAGCCTGAGCACCACGTCCTCAAGGATTGTGACGAGGTTGTCCAGAAGGTTCTCGAGCGAGACATTGATCAGCTGTGCCGATCGGGCAACTCCGGTGTCACCCTCGCGAACGCCGGCTGTGAGCCTTTGGCCGAGATTGCCCACGATGTTGCCGACCCTGTCGTAGATACCCTCTCCGCCGATCAGGTTGAAGTATTCCTCGAGCCCGCCGCGCAGGATGTTGCCGCGTACCGAAAGCAGCTCGGTGAACTGCTCGATCGCCTCTGGGCCAATGAAGGTGTCTGTGAAGTTTCGCAGAGCCTGGATCGTGAGCTCGGGGTCGGCCTTGAGGTCCTCCAGGTTTGCGCCAACGGTGGCCGCGACCACCTCGGGCGAGACCTCGAACCGGAAACGCAGCGATCGGAACTCGCCGGCCAACGCCTCACGAACAGCGAACCTTGCGCCCTCAACACCCTGATCAGGGTCGATCGTGGCCAGGCCGGTCAGGATCTGGAGGATGTTGTTGATCTTCTCCTCGCGGTCGGGCGATTCATTCTGGAGAATGCCGGCTGTTCCGGGCGTGAACGCGAGACCTCGCACGCCGCTGATGGCCTCTTGCGAGGTCACCGGCAGGCCGCCAGCGGCCGTGTTGATGTCTCGGGTAAGGCTGCGCACGGCCCGCATCGATCCGACCACACCGAGAAGAGTGGCGTCGAGACGGCGGAATCGGTCTGTGACGCCCAGCGTCCCCTTGGTGATCTCGACGATCGGGTCCAAGATAAATCGCTCGAGCGTCCGCCCGATTGTCCTGATCGTGAACCCAATCAGCACGCCAGAAGCCAACGCCCTCGTGAAGATGTTGTAAGCCGTGGTGATGCTGTTCACGGCGCGGCGAGCGAGGTTGGCCTCTCTCCGAAGCCGCTCGAGCTCTCGGCGGCCCCTGGCGGCCTCTGTGGCCTGCCTACGCATCGCCCGCTCAAGCTGGAGCTGCGCGGTCGCGAGCGACTTCGAATCGATGTCGGTCCGCTTGAGCACCTGGTTGAGCAGTTTGATCTCGAGCGCGGTGTTGCCCGCCGCGCGGGCGACGGCCGCCTCGGCGAGTGCCTGCTTCCCAAGATCGGCCGCGGTCTCTGCTGCCTTGCGCTTCCTGGCGTCGAGCACCCGGGCGTACTCCCGCTGGATCCTGATCGCCTCCTCGGTATTCTCGTTCGTAACGTGCATCGCCTGGCCGAGGTGTTTCTCAGCGGCATCAAGGTCGCCCGTCTCCCGGGCAAGCTGCGCAAGGGCTATTTGGTAGTCGCGAACAGACTTCCGCTGGTCCTGCCTTGATTTTTCCAGCGCACGCTCGTTTCGAAGCGTCTCGAGTTGCTTGCGGCCAGCATCCTCGATGGTACTGATGAACTGCTCCTGGAGCGCGATCAGGGTTTTTGTCTCGTCGCCAAACTGCTTCCGCTGGCGCTGGACCTTCGCCTCTTCGCTGAGAAGTGCTTTGTAGGCCGCCTGGGTCTTGTTGATCGTACCGAGACCCTTGTCCTCGACGTTGATCAAGATCGATAGCAGGCTCTCGATACGACTCATGCTTGATTAGACGCAATGCCGGCTTTGCGGCTATGTCTTGCCCCCGGTGGTGTTGTTTTTCGCATCGGCCCTGGCGTTGGCCACCTTGCAATATGCCTTGTCAATAATGTCGATTCGCTCGAGCATTACCTCTGGGTCATCGATCCGGCCTTCCTTTGCATACCACTCAACCACATGTGTCTTGGCCCTAAACGGCAGCCCTCGCACGTGGCCACTCATCTCTGAGACCAACATCTCGTTCTGGATCCTGGTAAAGAGCAAGAATGCCATGGCGTTGACCGGCCCGAGCTCTGGCCTCGGGCACGTGTCGCAGTCCGGCAGCGCGTCCTCCGGAACCCTCCCTACAAGGGTCTCACCGGTTTCTTGGTTGTGGATCGTGTGAACATTCTCGGTCAGATCCTCGCCCTCCAGCGTGATGTTCACACTGTTGTGCATCTGATACTCAGTCATGCTGTTGTGAATGCAGTCGCGGCAGGTTACTGACTCGAACTCCCACTCGAGCCAGATTCGGAGTTTTTTTCCGAGTCCTCCATGCGGTCGTCGGCGGCGACTTCGTTTTCCGCCTCTTCTTCCACCCCATCAGGGAACCAGTACGAGTACGTCGTTACCGCCTCGTTGACCACGCCGCTAAGCAGGGTCTTTTCGGCCATGATCTGGACATTCTCGGGAGTGAAATCGATTTCGGCCGCCGGGTCCGGCACACGGCCGGGGAACTCCAGAAGCCGCAGCGCCTTGCCTGTCATTCTCCAGCCGACCAGGACCTCTGAGCACATGGCGACCTTGGATTTGTCGCTGTCGGCGACCAGGCCCTTGACCCCGCCCTTCTTGATCGCCTTCCGGGTGTAGTTCACGCCTCTTCCGAGGATCTCCTGCACCTCTTTCGGTGTTCGGTACTCGATCTCGAGCTCCATGACGACCTTGCGCTTGTCCGTCTCATCGTCGCGAACAACGAGACCCATGATCTCGTCCTCGACGTAGCAGAAGTTCTGCTTGGTGGGCCGCTCGATAAAATCCGCCAGACTGATGCTCATGGAAATCTCCTATGTTTCTGATTCGTTCCTTGTGATTGCCCCGGTGTGAACGCCACTCTCTAGGTTCTGAACTTCCCACTCAAATTGGCAGTCGTCGTCCCCAACCTCTGCGATGAACGAGAAATCCATCTTCGCCGGCCCGCGGCCCGATACCTGTGGGACCGGCGTCCCCCGAAGCCTAACCGCTGAGAAGCCGAAGTGCGCGAACTGGTTCGAGTCCCCCGCCACGACACCGCTGAGCATCATTCCGATCGGGTCGTTGTTGATCCAGCGGTCCATGATCGTTTCGTGGGCCTTTAGAAACGTCGTCTCAAGCCTACCAAACACCGTTCTCTTGCCTTGCGGCACCCGGTCTTTCACGCCCGCGGCCTCAATGCCGTACGACCCGCCCCCGAGCCCGTTGGCGATTGTGAATTCGCCCCGCACAACACCGAGCATCGCCTCGGCGGTCCCGTCGTTATTGATATCGAGCGCCACCGTGAAGTCATTGCCCTTCATGACCGGGTCCGATGGGTAGCTACGGCTGGACGCCGGGCCGGCGGTGAGCCTCTGGTAGTCTTTGCCGATCCATTGTGCTCGCATCGATACCGGGAGGTTGAGCCCAAATCTCAGGGTTAGGTTGTCGATGCGGCAGCCCAGATTGCGGATGTTGTAAATCGTCCCGTCTGGGTATTGAAACACCTTGTCGATCGACATGCCGACCGGCAGGAGCGACCCGGGCCCGACACAGGAGGCGTGGTTGTCGAAGCCACCCTCGCCGGTCGTGGAGCTCACGCTCGAGCTCGTGGCGTGCTTGAGCAGAAGCGGGCCCCACCCGTTTGTCGCGAACTCTGTGAGGATGTCGCCGCGCAGGTCCATCCTGCCCGTGCTGCCAGTCTCTTGTGGAGACGAGCCTGATTCGATCGAGTGTCGCGTCCCGCCCTGTTTGTGTGATGGGCGGATCGACTCGCTCGAGACCGGCACATAAACGGGCGTCTGGCCTTCCTGGTACACCCCGTAGGCGGCCTCTTCGCACAGGTATATCTTCGTGCTGTGCGACCTCGGAGTGAGTTGTCTGCATGTTGGCGGCATCGGCTATCAGCATAGACGACTTCGTGCGCATGTGAAAACACCCCGCGACGAGCGGGGCGTTTCACGCGGCCGTGCTGGGGGCTATCGCGGCGCGCTTTATGCAGCGGTCGAGATCGACGGGTCGTTGTTGGTGATGGCCAGCATGATGTCTGTGCCGAGAACCGGGTCTCGGAAGCCCTCGAATGTGCTGGTCAGTGTCAGGGGGCCCCTGCCGCCGGCCTGTGGCGTCTGGAGACGCAACTTGAGGGCCGGGAGCGTGAACTGCCAAGAGAGGGCGCCGCGGCTGATCGTGAACTCCATGCTGACAGTGTCGTTTGCGATCGTCCGCTCGTACAGCGCGAAGTTGTCCTGTGTGAAGAACGCGTCGACCTCGCCGCTGACGATGCGCTGATCCTCCGGGAGGTCGGCGCGATAGGGAGACCCGTCGAGGGCAAACTGGTCGCCATCGATGCTGTTATTGACGCGGAGCACCAGGCGGCTGAGTGTCGAGATCGGCGTCCTTGTGCCGTCGGCGTTCGAATCGAGCATGATCGCGCCGTGGAACGAGTTGAACGGCTCATTACTGGCCGGATAGGCCGGCAGCGTGTCGAACGGGATAATCGGCGTGGTTTCCGATTTGGCCAGAATCTCGGCCGCGGCCTTGATGATGCCCTCGTTGGCCGCCGTGATCTCGACCTGCTGCACACGGGACCCAAGGTAGTGGAAGTATTTCACTGCCCCGCTGGGGTAGCTGAACTTCTTTTGGATCGACAGGCCCTCTGGGAGGGTCACATCCCCCTCCATCTCGTGGACATAGGGACCCGAACCATTGGTGGTCACGCTGCCGCCCAGGGCGTGCTTCATGATCAGGGGCCAGGCGCCGTTGGGCTGCAACTCGCCACTGATCGTGCCGCCCGGCCGCTGGTTGCCCAGCTGGGGGGCCGATCGCATGCGGTCCTCTCGCTGCAAGGCCGAGTCGATCGAGTTGATTTGGTTGGACAGGCTCTCGGTCTCAAAGTCGAAACCGATCGGGTTCTGGGCGGCAACGGGGTCGGAATTTTCCCCAAGGGTGCCCCAGCATGTCTCTTCTTGGACCGAAAGCTGGGTTCGACTGCCGGTGGCGCGATTCGGGCGACAGGTCATGTGGCGTGCTCCTTGCGTGAGTACGGACAAATCCGACCCCTCGCAGGGTAATTAGACGCCGGAGGACCGCGCTAACCCGCGTTTATTTCGCAGCTGATATCTGCCATGAACAAGGCCTGTGGGTAGCTGAGATCCTGGCTGTACCGGAGGTTGTACTGTGCGTGGTTGACGACGCCGGATGGGCAGTCGTCTGTGATCAGGTTGAGGTTGTCGTAGAACACATGGTGGAAGTCTTGCTTCAGCTTGTGCACCTTCTGGGCGAGCGAGTTGCGGGCCCTGACGCCGTCAGTGACCACCTTGGCGCGGTCGGCCGAGATCTCCTGCTGGTTCAGGCGAACCAAAAAGAACACGGTGTACAAGAACACACGGTCGGTTCTTGCTGTATTGGCGCCGACGATGTTGTTTGTGGACGGCCTGATCGTGATAATCCGCTCCCACCCCTGGAGGACGGAGTCTTCGATCAGCCGGATCGGCTCGTCCCACATCAGGATGAGATCCGGGGTGGGGCCAAAGAGTTCGATCTGATCGCCGTTGCCGTCTGTGCCGAGTAAGACTACGCCGCTGTCAATGCGGGCGATGTTGGCCTGCTGGGCCTCCATGACGAGGTAGTCGGGATCGGTGAGTGTCGGGGGCATTGGCCTACCTTACGCGGATTGTGAGCGAACCAAAAGTCCGTTCGATCTCCTGTTGGAAGTTTATGAGCACCGCGTCGGCGATCAGCTTCATTTCTTCGCGAGCATCGGCGACCATGTGGAACGGGGCGTTGCCTGGGTGGCGCACCTTTCGAGCGAACACTTCGGCGCCCGGCACCCGGCCGATCCTGACCTCATCAACGCGACCGCTGTCGAGAATCGATGTGCGGCCGACGAATCTGGTTTTGGACGTGTCTTTCCATTTGAGCGGGTAGGGGCCGCCCGGCAAGATGTCGTGAGCCTTGGCACCGAACTCGAGTGAGGCCAGAATTGCCAGCCCCTCTGGGTTCGACGCTGCCCGGTTCCTGATCGATGCCTCGTACTTGTTGCCCGTGGCCACGCGCTCGATCAACTCCCACTGCGAGTGCAGCGGCGGAAACCCTCGCTTTGTCGATCCAGTCCTGGACCTGCTGCGCTGGCGCGGCGTGAGCTTCTTGACGATCCGGACGCCCTCTTTGCCCACCCGGCGCCCGAGCGATCCCGACACCGCCGTGTCGATGGCCCCCTCGATGGCGTCCATGGCTCGAACAATCTCGGCCGCACCGTCGATCTTGGTCTGGATGGTGATCACGTCTGAGCCTCTGGGGCAATGCTGTTCAGTTCCGAGATCCACTTGCCGTGCCGCTCGGCCCTGAGCCGGTACAAGGCCGGTATCGTATCTGCGCCGAAGTGGTCCCCGTCGACACTGATCGATGCGCCATACCTGCCGATGAAGTAGTCGATGTTCTCGACGATCATGTAGTTCAGGATCATTGTGAATCGGTCATCGCCCAGGTTGGCCAGAGATCGGTCGATCGCCGAGTATTTCACCTTGACATCCTCGCCGGCGACGATGTCAAAGAGGAACCGAATCTTGCCGCCGATCATCTCGAATTGGTCTTCGCGCACGATGTGCTGGAGGTTTGTTCTGCGGATCCTGTCGATCGATGGTGTGACGCTCTGCCCGTTGGGCAGGAACCCGTTGGGGATCGGTCCCATGATGCTGTCCGCACTGACCGGTATCCCAAGCACCTCGATGCGGGGTGACTCGGACCGCTCGCGCTGGATGGAGTGGACCGTCTGGCACGCCGCGGGCAGGCTGTAATCCGTGGTATCGGCCACGAGCGTGATGATCGTCTCGAGCATCGTTGTGACACCGCGGCGTTCGTTGATCTTCTGCGCGGCGTCCTCGGCCCACCGGGTCATCACGGACGTCGCCTCGGCGTTGAGGTCGGTCCGCGGGATCTCGACGCCGGAGGGGGCGTTGATCTTGAGCTCTGTGATAAGGTCTGCGATGTTTATGGCCATGGTTAATTAGACGATTCTGTCTGGAGCTGGA